ACCGATACAAGACGACACACCTTTGAACAACCCACCAGCGTTGTCAAGGAATTCCGCAAGGTATTCTTGACGGAACACATGGTCAGGCAATGACCGCTTTCGTTCTTCAAGTTCCTTCGGATCAATCATCGGATTGTCGAAGCTTGTGAAATGGAAATAACGGTAACGGTCGTCGTAGTTTTGCTGAAGACACACCCGGTGGAAATGATTCTTTCCTTTGGGTGTTGAAATAAAGATGACCTTCTTTCCTTTGACCAAGACCGTCGCCGACAATACTTCGTCCCAAAGTTCAGGACGCGTGAACGCGAATTCATCGACCACCATGTAGTCGAATGTATTTCCACGAATGTTGTCTGGTCGTTCACCTGAAAAGAATTCAATCGACGAACCGAACCCGGTGATTCTCAAATCGGATTTGTTGAATTCAAACAACCCCGACTTCGACACGGCGCGTTCAAGTTCAGCGAACACCTTCTTTCCTTGTTTGTAAACTGGTGTCACCCAAGCAATCGTGCAACCACGGTCATTGATTGCCCAATACAAAAGTTGGTTGATTCCAAGCATTGTTTTACCGAACTGGCGTCCGATGTTCAAAGCGAAATACTTTTCTTTGCCTTGGTTGATTGCTTGATGAATTTCAAGCTGGTGTTTGTGTGGTCGATACCCCTTAATCGTTGACATCGAAATCGAACTTGTCCACGGTGCGCGTTTCGACTTGTTGTCGGTCGTGCATTCCCAGTTTGTTCTTTGCGTAGAAAATTCCCTTGCCTTCGTTCGCCACGATGTCACGCGCCAACGCATTGAAGTCGTTGTCGATTGTTTTTATAGTGTTCGACAATGGATGTGATTCGTCCTTCATCGCGTCGTACCAGTTAGTCCGTGAATAGAAATCAAAGTGTTCCCGTCGAAGCCAGTGTAACAAGAAATAAGACACGGTCGGAATGTGTCTTTCCTTCACTTGCTTCACGCCTGAATTCGTCGCTATTTCTTTTGTTGATGAAATACAATAATCACAATAGCGATAAGCCATTTCAAGCAATTCATCTTTGTCGATGTTGCGGTGTTTGTTTGCCATAAGAATATAAGTTCCCCTTTATTATGTAATCTTGTTCGGAATTCCCGAACGGTTCGTGATTCGTTCCAGTCCTTTGAATTTATTAAACGGTGTCATTCCTTCGCCGTCTTTGATGTCAACCAACAAAAGACCGTTTTCTTTGAGCGAAGTTACATGAACCTTTGCGTTCGCTTGTTTGACACGTTGCCATGAAATCTTGTCAAGTCCGCGATCACGCGCCACGTCGAAAAGATTCCAGTTGATACATTCAAGGAATTTTCGTGAATACACTTTGCCAGCACCACACGGTTCACCTTGTCGATTGTTGTTGTAACCGGACCAATAATGAAGCGAACCGTCGTGCTGGAAATAAATATCTTTGAATCCAATCATGTCGAAGTCAGGAATTGTTCGTTCAACATACTGAAGAAAAGCTTCGTCAATGTAGTCATCCGAACCAAGCAAAATGACCGCGTCGAAATCGATTTGTTCCAGTGTTCGAATTGCCATGTTCCATTTGTACGAAAGCGGATTGTTTCGATATTTCGCCATTGCGAAGATGTCTTGTGTTTCAAGGAACGCGCCGTCTTCGTCGTTTGAGTAAATGTAAACTTTGTCGATGAACGGCATTCGTTCAATACATTCGGCGACCGTATTGTGTCGTCCATGCATGGCGGTGACGGTGATTATTTTCATTTGTTATTGCTTCGTGTTATTCGTGCTGGATTCCCCACCAAGACGGTGTTCGATTCAAGGTGTGTTTTCTTCGTGATCACCGTGGACATTCCGACCATACACTTTGAAGGTATCGTCACGCGCTGGTGAATTGTTGCGTTCATTCCGATGTTTGTTTGTTCGTGTATTTCAACGAACCCACCGATGACCGCGTGCGGTGAAATCGTGACGTCCTTGTGAATGATTGAATCGTGTCCGATGTGAACGGTCTTCATAATGTAAGCGCCGTCGTCAATAATTGTCGGACGTTCACAACCAGCGTCGATTGTTGCGTGACCGTGAATGGTCACATTGTTACCGATCACCACGCCGAATCCATGACCGTCGTGTCGTTTCGATTCAGCTGGTGCGCCGATTATGCAAAACGCACCGATTGTGACGTTGTGACCAATCGTGACGCCCGGATAAATTATTGCTGTTTCGTGGATGTCAACCATTCTTCAATGTCTTGTCGTGTTGTTTTTCTTGTGCCTTTGAATCCAAGTTCAAGCGCTTCACGGCGAAGTTCCCCGAACGTCTTTTGTTTCGTTCCGACAAAGTGAAGCTTCGGCGGTTGTTCGTTCATGTGAAGTTCGTTGTTTTCTTGACGTACAGCTGGACGAATCTTGTCTTTATTTTGGTTCAGCTTGTCCATTGCGATTCGAACACACGTTGCGCAAGCTTTGTTCAGTTTACCGCAACCGAGCGCTTTGTAATGAACCGCCAGTTCTTCTTTCAAGGTGTCATCCAGATTCGCGTATCGGTGTCGTCCGAAGTTTTCAAGCTGGATTCGAAGTCCGTTACTTATATTCATATATCAAAATTAAATCGGAAATAAGATAGGCAACGAACGCGAATGGAATCATTGACCAATCGGTGATAAGATAAATCGCCAGCGCCGTCCAAAATGACAAGCATGATTGACAATTGAATGGTTTGGTATTCGGTAAATCAAAGGACATAAACGCCCGTGCGATCGCTACCGCTATAATCGTGTAAATCATTTTTGAATTGTTTTATTGTTTTATGAATTGTGTCAAGTGAAATTCCAGTCAGTTCTTTGATGTCCCTGAATGTCATTCCGCAAAGGTGCATTTTTGTGATTTCCTTGATGAATGGATCACCATGGTTTGAATGAAGATAAGCGTCAAGCATTTCGCTGAATTCGTTATTCGAAGGTGAATCATGTGAATCAATCACGTCGTTGATTGCTTCGCCGTCGCTTCGGTACAGTCGCCAGAATTCCGACCTTTGCCACGTCCATTGATTGTACGCGAAGCGAGCGAAAACAGCTGGAATGTCGGAAAGATGAAAGTCAAAGCGGTGCATGATAATAAAAACATGACCAACCAAATCCGCATGAAGTTCGTGATTCGAAGTAATTTTCCGAGCAATTTGATACGCTTCATCTTTCCAAAATTCCATGTGACTAAATTACAAAATAATTAAACCAAGCGACAAAAAATTCTTGTCCGACTGGTTTTCCTTTCATGAAACGATACAACATCGAGTAATTGACCTTCATGTCTTCGGACAAGTGTTTCATGTTGTAACGCTTGTTTAATTTTGAAGTTGTCATTGTTCGCATCCAGTCAACGACGTTCTTGTCGTTAGAAAGGTAAATCGTCATCGTCTTCATTTGCTGGTGTTTGTTTTGTTTGTACTGGTTCGCCTGAAAGATTGATTGACCAAGCTTCGACGGTGTTGAAATACTTCGTCACACCTTCAGGTGATTTCCATTCACGACCACGAAGGTTGTAATTCACTTCGACCACGTCACCGGTGTTCAGGTTTGCGACAAGATCACATTTGTCATTGACCACTTGAAAGGTCAAGAATTGTGGAAATTTTTCATCAAACGTCTTGATTGTGAAATCTTGTTTTCGGAATTTGTCCGAAATTGTTTGCAATGGCGTCACGTTGACAACCGTTCCTTTTTCTTTGTTCATGTTTATTGTATTAAATTTATTACTATTAAAGCGCCGACGACGTAACCGAACGCCAGCGAAAAAGCCATTTTGATTCGTTCATTCCATTCTTTGCTTTCAACCATGTAACCGGCAAAAGCCAGTGACAAGAATGGCGCGATGAAAGCGAAAAACAACATTCCGATCGTGTTCTTGTCAGCAACAAATCGAATGTAAAATGTCGAAGATATTTCCATAATGACCGCGGACGTGAAAATGATTGCGTATTTCATTTGTCCAGATTGATTTCATTTTCCCGAAGGATGTCGAAGAATTTATAGGTATCGGAATAGTATTGTTTCGCGTCACCATTGCACCCTTGATTGTATTCGCCACGTTCATAAGCTTCAGCGATTTGATCATGTTCCATTTCAATCGCGGTGTCAAGAATTTTTGCCACCCACGGCAATTGATTCGCCATGACTTTCAATGAAAGCTGTTCGATTAAGTAATTTGTTGCGGTTTGTTTCATTTGTTATTCAATTTAGATATTCGTTCAAGATAGTATTCAGTCGCCAGTTGACAACGTTCAATCATTTGTTGTTCAAGTTCAAGGTCACGTTCAAACAACATCGAAGTGATTCGCTTCGCTGGATCAATGTGGTCAACCTTGTGAAGCGTTTTG